TCACGGGGGGCGCGGGCGGCTTGACGGGCGGCGGCAACGGGGGAACTGGTTGACCCTGGGATATTGCCAGCACGGCCGGAATGAGCGGCAGTAAATCCGCAATCGTGATGGGCTTGCCACCGAGCAACTGCTGTACGATCGGGCTCTGCATGAGCGGCAGATAGGCCGTGTAGTCGAACGCCGGCACTGGCGGTGGAGGGGGAGGCGTTGGCGGTGGCAACGGCAGCGTTCCCGTCGCGCCAAGAGCCTGCAAGAGCAGCGCTCGCATGTCGGGGTTCGGCTTGGCCAACTCCGCGATCATTGCCGCTTTGAGATTTGCATCCATGGCGTTTCCTTCGAATAAAACGATGATGAGGGCGATGACCAAGTCGTTGTCGACCTTCGGCGGCAGCACCTCGCCGTCGACCGGCAGGCCCTTGCGGATGTCGCGGTATTTGATCGCCTGCTGTTGCTTCGACAGTCCCTCCACCTGAATGGGCGGATCGACTGGCCAGAACGTGAAGATCGAGTCGGTCGGGAAGTTGGTTGGCGAGTAGCCGAAACGTTCGACCGCCGCACCGCTGATGTCGATCGTGCGTAGGGTCTCAGGTCCAGGCCCGTGGTCCGTCTGTTGCTCTATCGACACCTTGCCGTTCGGCGCGCGCACTGCAAACCACGTCCCGAGGCTCCCAAACTTCTGCGGGCGCGCGATGCCCTGCGCGTCGTCCGGCACCCCCAGGGCGGCGCTGTTCGGCTCGTCCTCGCCGTCATGCCAGTGAAATTTCCCCTCGAATTGGCTGTACCAGCTTCCCCGGCTGGTTTGCACATTGGCCTCGACGTGCGGATCGGGCGGCTTGCCATCGAAGAACGCCGCGAGATTCCATGGCCGCGGATCGTCGGCCCTGTCGTCGTGGCGCACGGAAATATGGATGTGATGATCGTGCGGGTTCTGGCCGCTGTACGGCCGCCACAGCTTGGCGCCGACGTCTATGTTCGCGATGCGGCTGTTGCTGATGATGTACTGGACCCGATCGTCCCAATGCTCGCGGAGGAAGTCGGCAAATTTGTAGGAGTCGAATCCGTGCGCAGGATCGTGCGAGATATCGAGCGCGCGCACGATGCCGCGATCATCCGGGTTATGGTCGGATTTGGTGGCCTGATGCCGCTCGTCGCCAAGCGTGCCGTCGTTCGACTTGTCGCGCCCCGGATAATGCGCGTCGACCTGATCGAACAGCGTCAGGAGACATGCCGCAACCCGATTCGTTCCGTCACCGCGCCAGACCATCTTGCACCTCCCGCCCCAATAGCGGCGGCGGGAAGGACAACCGCAACGCACCGTAAACGTCCGATATCAGCACACGCGCGTCAGAGTTCCGGCGCCCGTGACCGAATAGGCCGCCATCGCGCCGGTGACAAGGTAGCCCGCAGCGTCTCCGGTAAGCACGTATGTCGCCATGGCGCCGGTGACGGGATAGGTCGCTGTGTCGCCGATCACGTCGGGGCAGAAGTGGACCGGTGGCGGGACCGGAAGGAAGTAGGATTCGCTGTTCGCCTGGGCGAGCGCGGCTTTCCGCCGGGCGTATTTCAGCGTGTAAAGTTCGGTCTGCCCGAGCCAATTTGTAATGAATATTGGTGGTGGCGGTGCCGGCGGGAAGTTCGGCCGCACGCTGTCGTCCAGGCGACGCTTGGTCTTGAGCCGCGCCGGTTCCGACTGTCCAAGCCATTGAGCGACCGATAGCACCTCAACCGCAGCAACGGTCTGGAACGGCGCGGCAGTCGGATCAAGCTGTCGGAGGTCCGGCCGGCGCCTGGTCGGACGTGGCTGTTCGCCCCACTGCGAGACGTAGTTGACGAGAAACTGACCGGCAGCAATCGTAACCGGGGCGGCCGTTCCTTCGTCAAACGCCCTTCGACGCAGCCGTACTGTGATAGTCGGATCGTCTACCAGCAGGGTTGGCGATGTGACGACGGGCGCATTACTCAGGTCGACCGTTGAAGACGGGCCAGCATTCCTTCGACGCGGCGCAAACAAGGTCTGGTCAGGCAACAGGACCGGCGGCGTGACAACGACGACAGGCGTGAAAATTGGATCAATGGTCGCAGACGGCGCCTGACTCTTTCGACGAACGGAAAACACCGTCAGGTCAGGCAACAAAACAGGCGTTTCAACTACAACAACCGGGACGTTGATCGCGTCTATCGTCGCAGATGCGCTGGCGCCCTTGAGAGGCTTCAGCCGGTAAAGCTGGAATTGCTCCAGCCATTGCGAAACGAAGTTGGGCAGGAATTGGCCCGGAGCCACGCCGATCGGGGCCGTGATTTCCGTTCCGACAGCCTTCTTTGGCAGGCGCCAAAACGCCTTGTCATCTGCAAGGAACACAGGCGGCACTTCGACAGGCGCAAGTCGAATGGTGATGTCATCACGCGCAATGCCAACCTTGCCGCGAAGCCGCCGGTACGGATTATCGTCAGGCAATACAACGGGTGTGGTAACCGGCGCCACAACCTGCGGAAAGACCGGCTGAACGCTTTCGGCCAGCTTACCCTTGGTCTTAAGCCGTACAGGAACGTCCAACGATTCAAACCAAAGGTCGTCGATCGGAATGGCGAAGACGCAGCTTGTCGGGAGCGGCATCCAGCGCGAGCGGTAGCGCGGGCGGATGTCAGATGGTTGAAAGGCATGGACGAAGTTTGTAACTGGCGTGACGATAGGTGGACCGACAGGCCCTGTCGTCGGGTCGTAAACCTGCCAGCGGTTGATTACGACTTGGCTCGACGACGCATAGGCGATCGTGCTGGTAATGGAAGCCGATCCCGCCGTCGAGATTGGATCGGCGGTTGATGATGCATTAGCAGATTTTATCGCGATCAGCCGTCGCTGGGATGGCCCCTGCGCTTCCACGGGGAATGAAGTCGGAGCAACCGGCGCTGCTGGCAGGAAAATAGTAACGACTGTATCAAGCGAGCGCAGCCAACGCCTGACTCGTTGCTGTTCAGAAGCTTGAAGAGACTGAACAAAGTTAGGTAGGAATTGCCCTGGCGCCGTAGTGGTTGGCGCCGAAGTTTCATCAAGCGGGCACGGTTTGCGTTTTTTCGGCTGCTGATCCGGACGATCCAGCGCCTGTGTAAAGTTTGGTAGGAACTGGCCTGGTGCGACACCAATCGGCGCAGAAGTGTCTTCCCGAAACGAAACCTTTTTAGCCACACGACGAAACGGCGTGCTGTCCATCAAAACAACTGGCGGGGCGGCTGCTACTGGAGCAGGACCAACCGGCCCAGTAGTTGAATCATAAACCGACCACGTACTAATAACGATAAGTGCCGACGACGCACAAGCGGACAATAAGCTGACTGTGGTCGCGGCCCCAACCGCGTCCTGAAACGCATCGCTCTGAAATGCATTTCCTTGAAACGACATTGCTTATTTCTTCGTCAGGGTTGCGTGGATATCCTGCACGGCTTCCTTGTAGAAGTTCAACGCAAATTGCTGGTACTCAGTGTTGCGGCTCGTCAATGTTGGGTGCATGCCGTAGCCCCAGGTACAATCGAAATCGCAATCGTACCCTTGCGACCAGTTCTTGATGTCCGTATGAGGCGCGTTACCATCATCAAGCCTCCACTTGCGCGACAGATAATAAAACCAGAATTCGCTGACCGGAGGCCATTGATGCGTTGGGTCACCGTAGGCGCGGGCGGAGGACCAGTGCGGCACGATCAAGGTGCACTTGCCACCTGGAACGAGCACGCGATGAAGCTCATTACAGAAATGAATGCGCGAGCGAGCGTCGAGATGTTCAACAAAGTGCGAGGTATAGGCTTCACCAACACTCTCATCAGGAAATGGCCAATCGTCGTTTGCAACATCAACTACATGGTAGACGCCGGGGAATGCAATGCGATCAAGGCCAACCCAATCGTCCTGATCGCCCTTGGGTCCTTTGTACTTCTTGGCCCCACAGCCGATGTCGATCTTGATCAGCTTCGGCATTTCAACTTCTTTCAATGCTTCCATCACGATGGAATCCTTTCTACTATCGCCCTACGAACATCAATTGCCGTCGAAAGAGTATCTCTAAATAGCGAAGCCGCCTCAATCGTCATCTTGCTAGTTGCAATAACGGCGCTATTTTTGTCGTACAGGGTAATGTGCACGCACTCGCACATAATGTCTCCACATGCCCCAACGCTTATTAAGGATGCTTCCATCACCACACCATGTCGCTAGAGAGATCAAAGTGACCAACCTTCACGCGCGTGTCGATCGCACAGCGATAGCCGTGCTTGCGAGCGTCGGCCCAAAAGTAAAGGTCCTGCGTTCCCACGCCACCGTCGCCGGCCAGCGTCTTGAACCACGGCTTGCGGAGCTTGTCATCTTTGAACATTGACAGGCGCCATAGGTTGAAACCCATCCCGGTTCCACAACACTCCTGCACGCACTCAGGCTGTGGCACTTGGGGCCGGAAGTTCAACACCGGGTCTTTTGGATCGCCCCATATCTGCGGAACGCCGCCCTCGCCTTTGGTCCAGTAGAGACCGCCAATGCAAGCAAGTTCTGGATGCGCATCCATGTTCTCAATCAACTTGATCACACCGTCGGGCGGCGGGACATTGTCGTGCTCAATCGTTAGAATGTATTCCCACTCGGACAGGTTCGGCTCCGCCAGCACAGCCGATATTGCCTGCGAATAAGCGTCGCCGACTTCCATTCCAAGGCACAGCATCCGATAGACGGCTTGGTTGGGCGGGAAGATCAAATTCCAATGCGACAACGCGACCTTCGTGCTGATCGTATTAGCCGCCGGCAGCATCACGATGATACGCTGCTTTTTCCAGGTAGCGCCCTGAATAATGCGGCTGCGGGAGGTGTCGAATGCTTCATTGTGCCGGCCCTCCGCACTTCGGTCGAAGGAAATGATCTGCGCTGCGGGCCTGACCGCTGCCGGCGGCACGTAGCCTGGAGCAAGCGTATCGACGAATCCGTCCTGGTCGCGCGGATCGAAAGTTTGGCTGCTCACGAACAAATGCCCCAACGCCTGGGGATATGGATTTCTCGTGTCGACTTTCATCGCTGGACCTACTGAAACGTTTGGTTTCTAAGTTCAAACAAAAACGGCGCCGCGCGCACTGTAGTATCGGTACTTCCTTGCGTGTAGTCGCTAAATGCAAGGGAAGCCCGAGTAGCGTTTGTGCTAAACAGCCCACGGCCTGGATAAATTCCGTATGTTGCATTTGTGCCTTGTCCGATCGAATGCCACGAAGACACCGGCAATACGTTATCGTGGTAGACACTAAAAGAATTTCCAAGAGCCGTCGTGTTAGCGCCCCCAGTTGCCGAATTTGTCGTAGAGATATGCAAAGCAGCAAAATAAAGACCGGCCTGTAGTGTAGTTTGAGCACACGTGGCATCAAATACAACGCCTCCACCATGAGACAATGTAGCGTTTGAACTCCACGATGCGGTTAAAGTCTTTCCTAACGATGCAACCGAACTTAAAGTTGACCCAGACGCGGTATAAATAACCATAGACACAGACATGTCAAAATATGCAGATGAATTATTTGCTGCTGAACCAACCGCTAATGATCCTAAAAATCTCGCGTTTGAAAATACGAGAGGACACTCGAGGAAAAACGGATTAATAGAAACGCTGCTATTTGCCTGTCGAATCCGAGTGTCTATAGCAGCGGGCATGTAGGCCCAATAGCTACAAAGTGGGCCACTGAACACGATCGTGTCGCTCGACCCGCCGAGCGTTACGCCACCAGCACCTGAAAACACGACGTTAGTGCCACTCGCCGTGCTGCTGTTGGTCGTGTTTCCAGTAATCGTAAAGAGTTGATTGTGTGCCGAATTCCAATTGCTCGGTCGCACAAGCGCAGTTGCCGCTACGGTTCCAGTCGCGCCGGCACTATCGAATACCGTGACCGTACCGGTCCAATCGGCGATCGCGTTGGAAAAAACATGAGAGACGGCCATTTACGTTCCCTCAAATGTGCGTTGCGATGTGCTTGTGACGTTTGGTTGGTCCGACAATAATATCAGGCCCTTGATCAGTCGATATTTCAACAGTCACGGTTCCAGCCGCCGTGGTCGTGCCGCAATATGGGGTCATGCCCTTTGCCATCCACGCACCAGACGGGATAGGTGGCAAGTTATCAGCCCCTACTGATCCAACCCACCCACCGGCCGCCGTCCACGACCTGACACCACTGGTTTTTAGGTCAACGGTTGGGGCGTACTGGGACCACACATTAGAGCCATCAAACATTTGAGCGCCAAACTGCGCCATAACACTAAATGGAAGGGCGCCTATTCCCGTGAACGGCGTCACCACTTCGACCCGAATAGAAGTAATTTTTCCCCAAACCTGAACGAGCGGCTGAGTGCCAATATCTCCCGTATACGTTCGCCTGGAATAACTAAACAAAGGTAATTGCGATGGTGCTTGGGACAAATCCACGACATCGGCGCATCCGGTGCAATTTCGAAAGGTAACAGACTGAGCGGGATGCAGTATCAATTTGGTCAGGGATAGGCCACTCGTTCCGCTATAGCTCGGCAAAGACGATCCACTGTACGAAATCCGCATGTAGGTGTAACTGACATCATCATAATAATCCAAGATCGTAAACGGATTACCCCAATTTGTTGGACCTCCGCCCCCGGTCCCGTTGAAAAATCCTCGCATTCCTGGCACGGCAAACGCGCGTATTTGAGAGATGTCAGATCCAACTGGATATCGAAATATGCCGTTGCCGATATACTCGCAATTAGGATTTGTTAAATCTATGTAACAACCGTTTGTCAGAACATCTATATTGCTAATAACACAACTGTCGAACACAGCATTCACGTTGCCGCCATAACCATCCGACCCTATGGTCATCGTGCCTATTGTGGCGCCGCTTGCGTAAAACAATTGAGGCGTGGTGCCGATTATTCTGTTATATGCCCCCCCCGTTATATGAACCTCTGTAATAGAAGCGCTTTGAAAAATCAGACTATTCGGCGCCGTTTGCGTGCAATTGATAAGCTGTAACAGCTTAATTTCTTTATCGGCTTCCACTCCATTGGAAAACGTACACGTATCAAACCGCGCAATATTCGCAAAAGTGGGCGCGCATCCATGTGCCCCCAGAAACGTTGCGCCAGTTATATAAAACTCCTTGGCCGTAATCTGTACTTGATTGCTGCCGCCGATAGCATCCCACGTTCCACCGACGATCGTTATCGTCTGGTCCCACCTTGATGCGAGTAAATGCGCATATGCCGGCCCCCCCGGAAAATAATCTGCGTTGTGACTGTCCGGGAATGTTAAAATATAAGTTCGAGTAAGAGGCGCATCTAAATCCCATCGTCCGGATGACACCGCGACAACCTGATGATTTTCCCACCATACCCAGTTTGATGGATAGCCAGACACACCCTGCGTATCTCGACAGTCAACAACAACCTGATCGCCCGGAGACGCCCTTGTGTATTCGCTCGGAACTTCAAGCAGCACATACGACTCGCCCGAATTAGCCCGTGACAGCTTCGCTTGACCTGTGGCCGTTTGAAACTGCGGTCCGCCGATGATGTAGTATTGAATTGTTGCCCCGGCCGACAAAACCGTCAAGTTTTTAATGCTGTTGGTCCAGTTTACGCAATTGACATTGTTATACGAGCCGGCTGGAATTGTAAGTTCGACAGCCGTTGAACCTTGAGCTATCGAAAATGTCTGAAAATCGGCGAACGCTTGCGAATCATCCGTTACGCCATCTCCAACGGCGCCATAATCTATTTTTATGTTCTTTTGAATCGTCATTTCCGCGTGCCTCTACCCCTGCAGCCAACTATCTATGCTTGACCGATCCCCAGACGATACCGCAGTATTAGTCACCAGAATACGACGTATAACACCGGTTAGCAAAGCGTCGCCGTCGCCAAGTGGATTGCTCGCTTGACCAACAGCAAGCTGACTTCCTCCGCCAACTCCAAGCGTTACGTTTCTAAGTGCTGTAGACCCAAGAGTGTTGTTTTTATAAACGATAACGTTAGTTCCATCTATTACCGTGCCCATTCTGGTAGGAGTATCATAAATAATGGCAACAGAAGACGTTCCAAACACATTCCCTTGTACCCAATTAAATGCCTGCGTTGAACTGTCTCGAATCAGTGCCCCCATCGAGTTTGTATCGAAATAGTCACGAGTCTCTGTACTTGCTAAAAATGACAGTACGCGACAGTAGTCTTGAGAACTAGCCGCCATCTGCACCGCTACAAACCAAGACGACACATTCGAATTTAATGTTATTGCCGCAGAAGTCGTTGCCAAGTATTGCCTGCTGGCTGCCGTAAACGAAATCCCAGCCTTGGAATTATAGCTAGAAGAACTAAACTGCGGAGACGTCGGGGCCACGGTCCCACCGGCAGCATTCAACCCTAAAACATAACTATTTGAACTTTGATCGGTCCACGATGTGACATTCGCCCCAGTCACCGCAACGCCGAGATCGGCATCCCATATTCCAACAATCGCACTTCCCAAGAGCGTAATGATCTCCGCCGTCGTTGTATTGCCGCCAGCGGCAATGACCGGCACCGCAAAGTAGCAGTCGTCCGGCGAGATGATCCGCCGCTTCTTCACGATGCCGATGTCGTAGTCCATCACTCAGGGTCCACTTCCACAATAACGACAGGCGGGACCGGTGGCGGATAGGCGGTCAGCTTGAGCCGTAGCACTTCCAGGATCGCCTTGATGATCGGCCGGCTCTGCTTGTAGGTCAGGCTCAACTCGAAGCCACGACTGGCACCGGACGCATCACGAGCCGCGACGGCATCGATCATCGCCATGTTCTTAATCGCCAGTTCCATCGTAGTGATCGCGTGCTCGACGGCCTCGCGAGTCATCTGCTGTTTTGGCTGGAGATACTGTCCTCTTGTGCGCATTTCGTGAACGTGGTCATCGCAAAGCCATTGCTCTTCCAACGGGCCGTGCCATGAACAGAACCCATCGGCCTCGATCGGCTTTTTGCAAACGGCGCAATTTTCCGTCATTTCAACCCCAAAATCTGATCATAATGCCGCCCGGACTCGATCAGTTCGCAGAATTTCTCAGTCGGCATGCAGGACTTCCCGGCGCAATTCTTGCACACCGGTGCGTGACACTTATGGCAATACCCGCCGATTGCTTCGTCAGTCGGACCCTTGAACGGAACGCGATCGACGATTCCTAAACACTGGAATCGCCCAACGTGAGCGCACGTGAAGGAGTCGACGTAGGTGGTACGCCCGGTCTGGCGATCGAGCGTCGTAAAGATGCCGAGAGTCCTACGCATTTATTGATCTTCGTAGTCTAGGCCCATGAACACGGCTGTATTAAAGGTCGGTGACAGCGCCAGCAGCGCCAGTCCGACGATGTTGGTCGCGGGCCAGAGCAGCATCGCGTCGTTGTCCTGTGCAGCCCACTGTTGAGACGCGCGCTGATTGAGGGCGCGCGAGAAGATCGGCAGGGTGTACGTGCCCTCGGCGGTGTAGTTGACGAACGCGCCGCTGCGCGAGGCCACGTCGGCCGGCACCAGAGGATTGGGCGTTGCCGCCGTCGCGGTACCGGCGGCCGTCTGCCGCTGGATGGTGTAGACGATATTGCAGTCGGTCGCGTTCGGCACGCTGTCGGGCCCGTAGGCCAGTGCAACGGCACGACCGCGGCAGAGTGTGGCGGTCAATGCCGTGATGGTGACCTGGGTTTTGTAGGTCGTTGTAATCGCCTGCTGGGTTCCAGCGAAACGGTTGTCGACGTGATAGCGAGCCATCTAAGTCTCCTTGGGTTAGGCGTTGAGAGTTTCGAAGATAGATTCCAGGACTTGGGCATTGCCGGCGAACTGGATTGACGTGCCCCACGTCGGGTGAACGACCCGGCATTCGTGGTAGTAGCGGGTGCCAGGCTGGATCAGGATTTGATCGGTCGGCTCGAACCGGACGATGATGGTTCCGGCAATTGCCGACACGATCGTGATCCCGGTGCCGAGCTGGACGGATGCGATGGTCGGGCCGCCCTTGACGTTCGAAATCCCCCACTTGATCGCGGATGTCACCATGCCCGTCAGATCGGCCGGCGAGCCGTTGGGGTCGCTGATGACCGCATTGATCGTCAGCGTCTCGTCAAGCCGGAATGACACGTCGAGCTTCGTGGCCATGGCGGGGACCATGAACCGTGCGGAATGTGCCGCAACGCACCTAATGCCCGGCCGTGCTCATCTGCGGGCCGCGCGCCGGCTGCGACTGTCCGGGAGGCCAAAAATAGGATTGCCCCGTCTCATGCCGAAGCCGCTGTTGCTGTTCGTGGAAGTATTTGTGCGCCTCCGGATCGGCCAGATATTGCAGTTGATCGAGGAATGTTCGCTGATAGGCGGCGCGCGTGTAGGGCAGCGTTGAAACGATGGGGACATACTTGCCGGCGGTGCGGACTGCCTCGCGCCCGATGTTCGTTTTCTTGCCCTGCATGGCCTGCTGCGCGTTGCCGACGGTGAGCTTGAAGGCGTCCGAGATCAGGCCAGCGGTCGGACCCATCAGGGTTTCGGTGAAACTGCCGCCGAACCGCGTCTGATCGGAAAAGAGGAAATCGCCCATCACGCCGAACCCGCCGCCGGTCTGGTATGCCTGCGTCCAGAATTTGAGACCCTGGCCGGTCGAGGCATCCATCGGCTGCACATCCTTGCCAGCCGCGATGTTCTTGATTTGCAAGGCGAGGGCTCCACCGAGCGTCAATACGGTCGCCAGCGAGGCGGCATAGGCCGCGCCGCGCGCCGGACCCTGGTTGAGTTCCTGCTTGATGGCCTGATACTGCAGCGTCGTGAATGACAGCGCAAAGGATTTGTATTGCAGCCCACTTTCAAGTATTTCGCTCTGCCAAGTGCCGCGCGGGACCGCGCGCTCGGTTTCGCCGTAGATCATTTCGAGGTAGCGCTTGGCGATGTCGCGATTGCTTACGTCGGCCGGCTGAATGAACCCGGCGCCACCGTTCGGCGCGAAGGCCGTCGTCCTGCGCAGGGAGTTCCATTCTCTCGCCGTGAACCCATACGATTCCAGCGTGCGCCGCAGATAGCGGTTTTCCGTGCCGAGCGCATCCCAATCGTGCGCCGCGTGGTCGGCAATCGTCGCCTGGAAATCGAGCCCGAACACATGCCGGCGGGCCTGGGTGATTGGCTCAAGGCCGTTGAGGTTGACGGTCCGGTCCGCCAGCCACTTCGACCACTCGCTGCCGCCGAGCGTCCCGGCATAGCGGGCCTCATCCCCTACGATGTGCAGGAAATCGTCCAGGATCATGCCAGAGCGCACGGCCTGCTCGCGGGTGTGGGTGGACCGGATGGCATGCGCAATGCCCCACAGCGCCTTCGTGGCCGGTAGCCCCGCCATGTAGCGGGTTGCCATGTCGATGAAAGGATCGGTCGCAGCGGCCAGGATCGACGCGCCCCCGAGCTGTGCCGAGGTCAGCACGTTGCGGGTATTGCCGAACCCCGTCGCGATCTTGCCGCTGATCGTCTCGCGTCCCCGCACAAACCCGTACATCGCATCGACGCGCCACCCGGCGTATTTGGCTGCCTCGTCGGCTGGGACGAATTCACCAAGCCCCTTGTAAAGCGACGTCACCCCGGCGCGCGACTTGCCAGCCTCGCTCGCGATCACCTGCTTGAGCCAGTTGACGGTGGCGTTCGGGTTTGGCCCGAGCACTTCCATCGCGGCGATATCGCGCGCCATGCCGTTGACGTGCTGGAAGATGGATTTGATCGGATCGCCGCGCCCGAAGTCCTTATTGTATTGCAGCCAGTCCGCAGCGGTCTTGAAGTGAATGAACCGGTGGTCGCTGCGCTGATTGGCGACAGCGCCCTTGCCGTGCGCCATCATGGACGGCTCGCGGTCGCTCCACCCGCCGGTGGTGATGTGGTCGAAACTGACCTGCAGGAAATCCTCCAGCCGCGCCGGTGAGAGCGGGCCGCCCGTCAACGGATCGCGCATCTTGGCGAGGTCTAGTTTTGGGGCAATGTAATCGCGCCATGCCGGGTATTTCGCGCGCAACAGCGCGTGCGGATCGTGAAATTGCGGAATGTAACCGTCAGGCAGTTTGCCGATCGCCTCAAACCCGGCCGCCTTGTTGAAGTCCTGCCGCAGCGTTTCGAACGTGCTTGATACCGCGTCCGCCATGCCGCGCGCCTCGACGCTGCCGGTCGCCTCGCCGAGCACCTCGCGCACCACGTTGTCGAGTTGCGGGCGATTGAACCGCTGGCCCGTCAGTCGGGAGCGTCGGAACGTCGACAGCAGATCGGCCATGTCGCCATGCGCGAGCGACACGATGGCTTTGGTCCGCCCCGCGATCGATGACGTCGCCGCACCCGCCCCGAAGTTCTCGATGAGATTGATGACGCCTTCGAAAACGTTCGCCTTGCCACTCAAATCACGGAATGTTTCAAGATATGACCTGATGCGCGTGGTCGCGGCGACCGATCCGGCCGCAATGGCTTTCTTCTGCGCCGATTGAGCGGCAACGCTGGCCATCAATGCGGCTTGCGCGGCCGTGTGCGGAATCGGCGCGCCGGCAGCAACGGACGCCGCATAGTGGGCGTTGTAGCGATCAATCAAATCGTCGGCTTCGGTCTGATTGAGGACGCCCTGATTTAGCGCTGACCGAATGCAGCTTTCGAATTGCGCCATTACTTGCACTCCCGGATGATATCGATGATGCTTAGGTCGCGGTCACCTTGACGCGCGGCATTCTGTGCAGATATCAGCTTCGTGTTGCCGTCCTCGTCGGTCCACGGAATCTTGTCGAGCGGATCTTTGGATGAGGCGGGCGGGGGCTTGACACCCTCGACTGGCGGCGGCGGTTCCGGCAACGCCGGCTGTGTTAATTCCTCCCGCGTCCGCACGTTCGTCTGCCGGTTCCCGATGTCCTCCAACGCCTCGGATGCCGCGATTTCCGCCTCGGCGCGCGACTGCGGTTGTGCCTCGGTGACGCGCTGTTGCACTTCCTGCATGGTGGGACTAAGAGGTTTCTCCGGTGAAAGTGGAGTGCCATATTCAACATTGAGAGCCTTGTCGGCAGCCGTTCCTTCCGGCCCGCCCAAATCCTCCGCGTTGAGTCCACCTAATCGATTACCCTTCTTCCCCTCTTTGAGCTGATCAAGTTGCTTGGCGATATCCTGCGCTTCCATTCGAGAAACGAAGCGGCCGTTGGTTGTAACAAAGCCATCTGCTTCGTTACTGGCCTTCAGACGTTCCCGAAGGTCTGCCCCTGGGTGAAGGTCTATCAAGTCCTTTTCGCGCGCCACCCCAAGCGCCGCCATGGCGTCGTCTCTTGCGATTGCATGAATTGGCGCCTCGAACACGCGATCACCAACTTTATAAGCCGCAGCCCTGATACGCTCTGGCTCGGCAGCCTCAATCGCATTCACCGCCGCGACGGCCTGCGGTGTCGGCGCGCTCGGATCGTCGGCGTGGCGCAGTGCGGCGTTGGTCAGGTCGTCGTGGAGTTCGGGCGCGATGTCCTTCGCGGGCGGCGGCCGTGTCGCCATCTCCGCCGCGTCCATGTCGACGCCAAGTTGGGCGGCGCGGGTTTCGACGGTTTGTCGGGCAGGTATTCCGGCGTCGATTTCCTTGAGCGCAGACTGTGCCGCCTCCATCGCCTTTTCGAGGTCACCGGGCTGCGGGTTGCCGTCCAGCACGCGCTTGAGCGGGGCTTTCAGTGCGCCGGGGATTTCGCCGATGCCGCGGAACACAGCGCCGGGGATCGCGCCGAACAGGAACGACATGCCGACGTTCTCGACCGCGGGCGTGATGCCGCTCTGGACGCCAATCTCGTTGCGCCACGCCTGCACGGCCGGTTGTTCGAGCGCCGTGATGCCGGCGTTGTAGGCGCCCTGACGCCACGCTGCCGAGAAGATGCGGGCGGCCACGTTCTTGCCGGCGGCCGATGTTGGGCCAGCGAGCATCGAGCCCGAGAACAACGGATCACGCAAAGAGCCCACGAACCCGCCGCCGAACTGCGCCATCAGGCTGGCGGCGGTGCCGAGTTTCGTCGAGCGGCGGGCCTGCTCGTATTCATCCTCGGCGTCTTTCGCGACGGCCTTCGCCTCTTCGTTGATATCGCCGAACTGAAGTTTTTCGGCCTTGTCGGGATGGGCGTTTTGCAGGATGGCGAGCCGATCGTCGAACAGTTTGCGCTGATAGGTAGGGATAGCGTTTGGCTCGACGCCTTCCATGCGCAACTGCCGGCGCTCGCGCTCGGTCATGCGGTGGCGTTCCGGGTTGTCGAGTTCAACACCCGTTGCCTCGCGCACGGCCTTGATGCGGCGGTCGTAGGCCTCTTCGACGGACAGATCGTGCGAATTGATATTGTCGACGAGGCGCTGCGACCGTTCGGCCGCGCGGTTCATCTTGCCGAGTTCTTCGGGATGTTCGAAGATCGCCTGCGACAGGCTCAAGCCGTCATCGGCGGCGGCGGGAATCCACGCGTCGAAGTTCTGCGGTTCTGCGTTTTGATAGAGGTTTGCCATGTTGCCTCAATATGCGTAGGCGAAGCCAACCCGCTTGCGGAGCGTCGGTTCAAGCGCGTGCAAATCGAGGACAAAAGGCTGTCCGTTCGAACCCATCAACGGCCTCGGATTGTCGTCGAATGGGTCGCCAAGAATGAACTGATATCCGCCGGCCACCGCGACAGGCAAAGCGGCACGCAGGCGCGCGACCGTATACGGCTTGCCCTCTGGCGACTTCGTTCCGGTCAAATCCTCATCCCGGATCGCATTTATGATCGTCTTGAATTCACCGCTCTTGACGTTGGTTGGCAGCGCGACCTTGTATTCCGTTCGCCAACCAAAGGGGCTCCAAGAGCCGGGAGTGTAAGAATCCACGCCGCCGTAACGCTCGCTGCCCTGGTAGCGCGCGCCGGCCGCTTCTTGCAGGGTCCTTTCAAACGCAATCTTTTCGCTGCTATCCGGCATCTTCGGGTCGTAACCCTTTTCTGCCGAGCGCGTGAAAAATGCCTTCTGTGCTGTCTGGACAGCGGCGTAACCGGACTGTGTCAGGAGCGCGAATGCGCTGCCGTATTGTTCCACCTTCACCTTGTTCTGCGCGGCTTGGATCGACTCGCTTTCCTTGTCCAGCCATCTCGGATGAGTGAACGTCGGATCGGCCGCCAGGCGCACGGCTTCCGCCGCATCGCGAATGATCCCCGGCGCGCCGCCGGCCTGCATCAAACTTCCGACATGAGCGAGCACCGGCGCGTCCTTTGAGATTTCGGCCAGCACTATCGGGGCTTTCGGCCCGGCGCCCTCAACTACCGATCGGGCAAAGTCCAACATCGGCTGCCCGCCAACTTTGGCAGCCTGCTGTGCAATGGCCTTGTCGTCCGGCGTGAGGTATTGGACCGGCCGTCCGTAATGTGCGGCGGCACTTTCGGCGAGCGAAATCCGCTCTCGCAATTGCGTCGCGATACTGGCGTGGTTGGTTGACGCCCAGTCGATCGGCGGGATGGGCAACGTGCCAGTGCGGTTGGTCCAGTCGATGATGTCGTTCTTGACACCCTCGCGCATGTTCTTCAGCAGCGTTTCGCCGGCCTCTTTCATCTTGCGAAGCCCCGGCAGCGAACCGTGCTCGCGCATTTGGGCCTCAAGTCCGGCGAGCGTTTGCTCCATTTGGGCCGGGTTCGACTGCTTCCATGAATTGATGATGGGCGCGATCTGCTCGACTTCAGACAACTTCGCCGCCAGCGCCGGGCTGTTGGTCATTCCAACTTCTGTGCGCAGCGCGGCAGCCTGTGAGGCAGGCAGAGGATAGCCTTTCACCGCCTCATCAAATGCTGCATCGATTTTCTGGTCGACCTGCTTGCGGATGGCCGCTTCACCGCGTTCCTGCGCCATGATCCCGCCAACCAGGCGAGAATGCAGGCTGAAGCGTTCGGGTGGCGTGAGTTGGAGGGTAGGATCGGTTTTAATGCTGTCGGCCTTCATTATGGCCGCCTCGGTGCCGTCCCGCTTCTGCACCTCGCCGAGCTTGTAGCCGAGCGTTGCGACGGCCAGTTCGGATTTCAGCCGCGACATATCGTATTCGGCCAGCGCGCGCGGCACGCCGAATTTCGGATTGTTGATGAGCTGGCCCTGCAATGCGCCGATCTTCTGCAGACGCTGGATGAATGCGGGCGAGGTGTCGTCACCACCAGCCGCGATCGCGAATATCTCGTTCTTGGTCGACTCGATCTGCGCCTCGATCGAGGTTTTGGCGTTCGCGATGTCGCGGCGCTCTTTCTGGTTCAGCAGGCCTTCGTGGAATTCGAGGCTGGCATGGTTCGCAATGCGCCCGAGCGTGATCCCGACTTCCGGCCCGGCCACCTTCTGATACTGCGCGACCTTTTCCTTGGTGTAGGCGCCGGCCGCCTTGGCAAATCCGTCCGGGTCATTCTCGAACTTGTGCCGCATCGCCAGGAGATCAGTCTTGATGACGTTCTCGCCGTCGGCCACAGCCGCAACCTTGACGCCGTGCTGATAGTGCAGCGCCGCGTCCCCGATGATAAACGGCCGCTCGACCTGGACATTGCCTTCGTCATCGCGCGTGACGGCCGTTCGCCCTGCGTCCTCGGCTGCACGGTTGGCAACGCCGCCGAGTTCCTTGGAAGCTTCTGAGAAAAACCCAGCCAGTTCCATGTACGGCGACGCTATCTGCGAAGCGCTGACCGTCGATGTTGGCGCGCGGGCGGCGTCGGAGCCTCGCGTTGCTGCGGGTTGCGAAATGCTTGGGAGATCGACCATCAGCCATATGCCTTTGCTACGCCACCGGCGACCTTCAACCCGGCATCCAACACACCCATTTCGAGCGCAAAGTTGCCGGCCTGTTTGAGGTACGACGCATCGGCCAAATCCTGGTCGATCTGCGATTGGATATTGAGCCCGGCCGTGGTGCGCTGGCGCTCGCTCAGCAACCGCTGGCGATCCTCAAGCGCCGCCGATGTAGGCGATGAGGGATCAATCTTCGCCGCCGCCCGTATGACTTCGATATTGCCGAGCGTGGTGTTGAGTTCGTCGCGGAATTTGAGGTCGGATTGTTCGGCCTGCAGCTTGCCGAACATCGCCGCCCGTTGCGCGCGCTGCGCCTGCGCGTCATAGGCCGCATCTGTGCCGAAACCCTTCATGATCGACGAAAAGGCGCCACCCGCCACCGAGGCGATCGAGGCAACCGAGGCTACTGCCGCTGCTTCCGCCATGTTACACCGTCGTGTTGATATCAATGTCGAGGACGATCAGCGGCCCCGCCGTATCCTTGACCAGTTGCCAGCGCGGATCGTGCGAGCGCCCGAGCGGATTGTCGTGATAGGCCTGCTCGCGCAATGTTGGCGCGGCCGTCGTCACATCGCCGTTGACATAGGCGCTGATCGTGCGCGTTTTCATTACGGTTCCGACTGCCGGTAGGAGCGGGCCGGATTGTCCGGAGTAGAGCCGCTGCATCTTGAAGCCGGTCGAACTTTTCACGTGGATTTCCACGCGGCCGAAACGGCGCGCGTACATGCGTTGACCGACGTCCTGGCCGCCTTGCGCGGGCGGAACCCATGGTTCGAGCGTTGCCGTCCATTTCTGACCGGCGACCAGCGTAGTGGCCAGCAGGTTCTCGCCTGGCAAGTTCCGCGGCACGATGTTGCCAGCGCTGTTGATGGTGTAGGCGCCCATGTCGCGGTAGGTCTGATCCATCAATTCGACGGTCCCGCCCGCCAGCCACCACAGCGGCCCGGTCTGCATGACCAGTTGAGCTATCAAGCTGTCGGTGCCGCTGGTTCGGCTGACCCGGACCCAGCCATGGGTATAGGTCGTCGTCGAAAACGCCGGCGTCAGGGTCACGGGTCCGGTGAACTGGTTCGCGATCGACTTGGTTGCCAGCAGCGTTCCGTCCGTACTGTTCGCCGGCAGACCGTTCTTGCCGTAGAGATCGAACGTCACATTGCCGGTGCCGCCATTGTAAAATCCAAAGTCGGTCGATGGCCAGACGCTCGCGCTGCCGATAACCTGCGCCACCGTGAAGTTGCGCCCGACATAGCCGAATGCCGATACGAACTTCGCCGTGCACGCCGTCGATGCTTTTGGCGCATAGGTGCCGTCAAATGCGGCGGCCAGGCCGCCGAATCCCGTCATGTCGCCGAAGTTGGTCCCCGCCGGCTGCGAAGCGAGCATTCCTAGCGGGGGAGAGTTGACCGAAATCGACATATCGAGATAACTCGAATAATCGAGCAATTCGACAACGGGCACCGCAGTGATACCGTTCGGTGCGTAACTCGACACCATCAGCACGTTGGACAGGCGCGATGATATCCAGGTTGCGGTTCCGACACCTGACCATGGCGCCCATCCCACAACGTCTTCGACATTCAACCGCCCTTGCACGAACGTCATACGACCGACGATGATCGAGCCGTCGCTGTTGAGCGCGTAGACGTATTGCTCTGCCACTGCCGGATCAGGCGTGGGCGTGGCTATCGCCACGATCGAGGTAAACAGGTCGGCGTGAAAATCCGTCAGGCATCGCGTCGTGTACGGCCGCGTCTGCGCGCCGATCGGCATGACGATGTAGACGTCGTTGCCGTTGTTCGACACATAGGCGATGAATTCCTGAGCGGTGCGCGGCTGCACCTGTGCGGCACCATCCTTGCTCACCGAAATGAACTGCACCGAACCAGGTTTGAGCGGGTTGGTCACGGTAATCGGGATGTACCAGACGGCGCTGTCGCAGAACACGAATTCGGAAGACTCGGCACCGGCCGCAACATAGAGCACCTGGCTCTTGTCAGGAGCGAGTTCGAACATTGCCGACGTTGGCAGAGAGTCCGGGTAGAGATCGGTCGTGTTGTTGACGGCCGACCAGCAAATTCCGGTCGGAAGTATTGGAAAATTGCAGAAGCCAAGGCGGTTCTGGTCGACGAAGCATGACGCCGGGTAACCGCGGTATGCGTTGATTATTTCATCGTCCCAGACGGTAACGGCGGTCGGGTTGCCGATGGCCGCAACAGATGATGGAGTCAATGAGCCGCTTGGTCCGATCACGATGTCCGTCACGACAAATGCGAACTGCTTTTTCACAAACCCGCTCGTAACCGTCGTCGTGTTCAAGCTGGTCAGTTGAACGGTGATGGTTGTCGCGGTCGACGCCGTCACAATCCCTACAGAATTGCTTACTGATCCTTGTACCTCGTCGCCAAGCGCAAACGACAATCGCGGATCGGAGCCGAACGTCAAAACTTGCGAGCCCGGCAGCGTTTCCTCGATCGTGATTGTCCCCGTCGAAGGATTTGTAACCCCTGTGATCAGGACTTGCCGGCCGCAGAACCGCATGCGCGTGCCGACATGAGACGCGACCAGGATGTTGGCCGAGAATGTGACACCGATGCCAGAACCCGTGCGGGCCGCCGGCAGCATTGTCGCTCCAGGCGTCGAAATCCGATAGAACGGCGTGCGCTTCTGATTGCCGGCCGTGACGGTCTCGGCATAATCGGCCGCGGTCCAGGTCGTTGCGCCGTCCCAGGTGAGAACGCGCGGCACCATACCGGCGAAGGTGATGTAGACCGCGTTGCGATAAACGGCCCACACGATGTTTTTTACAGATGCTACCGTCCACGGCTTCGAACCTGAATCGTTAAAGACCTCCGCGCCGGTTGAATCGCGAATGGAAAGATCGAGAGCGCTGAACACGAGGTAATAGACGACGCCAGGCGCCATCAGGACTTCATCGACGCGACCGATCGCGGCGGCTGCCGGGTTGCCAACGATTTTCGCGGTGCGGCCGGGGCGGTTTTCCACACCTCCGGTATTCTTGATGCGCCAGTTTTCCATATGGCGCGCGCCCTTCGTGAGCAACTTGGATTCGTCGTTGCGCTTGACGCTCGCATCCGGCTGACCGGCCGAAAAGTCGCGCTGTGCGTTGATGACTTTTGGCATGCCCGCGCCTTCTAGTAGCCGGGTCCGCCGCTGTTGCCCCAGCTATTGACGTTCCGCCACGGCCGGCGAACGCGGCGGGATGCCATCAGCCTGGAATTGAACATGGACTGGCGCGGCTTCTGTTGGTCGGATCGGGTGCGGGCGCGCTGCAGAATCCCCATCGCCTCCTTGTAGACGGCGGCGGCTTCCTGCTTGTCGCCATGCAGGCCGCGATAGATCGCCGATATAACGAAGGTCTGGAGGGCCAGTACGAAAGTAGGAGTACCAAGGTCTGGGTCTGACTGGTCGGTCGTGACGTACTTGATCGACACCACGCCGGGATTGTTGAAGTTTCTGATCCAGATTTCGTCGCCGGCAACCGTGTAGTCAGCGGCGACCAAGTCGTTGCGCACCCAGATCAGGTGAAGGCATTCGGGCGGGATCGCGTAGGCGGTATTGTATTGTTCGTCGGGTGGCGCGGTGGCCGAGGCGGTGAGGTTGTCCTCGACACGGACGGCATGGACCCAGCCGTGATCCTCCAGCATGAAGGCGAGCGCGCGATCGTATGCAGGCGACACGACGGTGTATTCGTCCGAACCGTCAGCGAGCGCGGTCAACTGATTGTCGCCCGTGATGGCGAGCGCGCTATTCAACAATGTGAGTTTGTCTACCGGCCAGGATACGGTCATGTCGCGACCGTGGGCCGCCGATCATGTGGCAGCAACGCACCTTATGGCCGACAATAAAACGGCCTCGCCGGCTGGGGGGTGCAGGGGGAGCGAGGCCGAGTACACAGGGAGGTCACGCTACAAACTCAGAATTGGAAGCCCCAGGCGTTGGCGGTGGCGTTGGTGTTGCCGGCACCGAGCGCCGGGAGCGTCACAACGATCGTCGTACCGGTTGCGGATGCTGGAATGCAAGGCATGAACATATGCGTTTGCGCCGCGTTGGCAAGCGTCACCCCGGCGACGGTCGCGTAGGTGAACGTCATCGTGCCCGAGATGCCGCCGGTAACGGTGGGCGAGACGACTGCGGCGGCGGTGGAACCCGACGAGGTAAAGCTGATGCCGCAGATGTTGGTGGTCTTGCCGGCAACCGCCGCCAGTGTCGCGACCGCGCTTGCATTGGCGACGTTGCCGGAAGACGCCGTGACAGCAGTGCCGCCGAATTGCGCAACGGGCTGGGCCGGCGCACCGAATGCCAGTCCGACCGCGACAACTGCGACGGCAATAAGCGTGGTGATTGGTCTCCGCGTGATCATCCGGTTTTGTTGGCCATCGCGGCCTTTTCCTCGTCGGTGAGAGCAGGCAAATTGGCAGCTTTACGGCGTTCGTCCTCGGCATAAATCGCGGCTTTGGCAGCCTCTTCGCGTTCCTTGGCCAGGCGCCTCTCCTTGGCTTCAACCAAGGCCTTGGCCGCACCGGCGAGCGGGCGGCGGACGTGCGGGTCTGGCTGCGGTGGCGCGGTATTGAGAAGCGCACGGGCGGCGGCCAGCTTGTCGGCCTCTACCTTCTCCTTCGCTTCCTTCTCGTCGGCGGCTTTCACCAGAGCCAGGGCCTCGGCACGGGCCTTTTCGTCTTCCGACATTGCGGCCTTCTCGGCATCGGTCGGTTCGACATATTCCGGGAGCGGCGCGGGCAGTGGCAGATTTGCGGCCTTGGCGTCGGCGACCTCCTTGTCATGAGCAGCCTTGCGGCGTTCACGCGCGGCGCTCCGATCTTCCTGCGACCACGGCTTCAGGCTCCATTCGTCCGGATAGCGCGCGACCGCAGAGGCGGCATCGACCTTGTACATGGTAGTGGCGCCAGTCTCGACGTGGTGCGCAACCACCTGCATCACTGAGCTTTCGTTCGGCATGGTCTAAACCTCCAAATTACACCTTGATTTCGGCGCGGCTCAGCCATGACGTCACCGTGACGGTCGGGGTGGTGCCGGCGATGACGACGTATGCGCGCACATAGCGGTAGACGATGCGCTGCATCAGGGTCAGGAACGGGATGCGGAAGATGGTTCCGGCCGATCCGGTGGGCGGCATGGCCGGTGAGGCGCCGAGAATGGTGGCCACCTGCCGGCCCGCCGTGGCCGCGGCAACGTCGTGAAACGCCAGGAGTTCCACGTTGCCGTTGCCGAAGGCCACGTCGTTCGAGCCGAACAGGTGGAACTTGTAGATTTCATCGACCGATGACACGTCGATCGACTTGACGTCGATGCTCCAGATGCCTTCCTTGCGGCCGGCGCCCGATGATGGGTTGGCGCCGCCGAAGTCTATCTGGCCAGAGTTGAGGTTGTTGAGGTATCCGGTCGTGGCGATGACCTGGTTTTCCGTGAAGGCGAGCTGCGCGTCGAACGGGCACGCAAGATCAGGAACCTGCGACGGAACCGTGTTTGCCGTAAGAGCCATGGTGATCTCCTATTTTAGGCAACGATGGTCGCCGCGGTGATCGAGGTGAGCCGGGCAATGGCGCGCGGGTGCTCGCGCACGATGCCCCAGTCCCATTTGATGTGCGTGGAATCGAACGGCGATCCGGGGATCGGGCCTTCCGGAATGACGGTGAGCGGGGTCTGCTCGATGGCGTAGAAACCGCCCGCGCGCAGGTTCGCGAGATAGATCGACGAGGTGACCGCGCTGCCGCCGCCGGCGCCAACTTCGGTGAACGGCATAAGGTCGGGCGAGTCGTCCGGGTCATAACCGTAGAGAATTGGCAGGCCTTTGTACTTGCGGATGTTGCGGCCGAGATTGTCGGTGTCGGCTGAGAAGGTCTGGTTCGTGAGGGTGTTCGAGCGCGCCGCAATGTCGACGAACGGCATCAAGCCGCGCGGGAATATCCAGTGGCTCGGCTTGTTCACCAGCCAATAGAGCTGATCGAGGTTGCCGAGCGAGAGCGCGGCGCCGCCGGACGCGGCCGAGTTGTTGATGAGGTTGACGCCGACCGTGTTGCAGCGTGGCTGCATGCCGTTCGGAGTGCGAGGGTTCGACGAATTGTCACCCTTCATGATGTTCTGGCTGAAATACTGCGATAGCGCGATCGACTTGAGGTTTTCCTGCTTGTACCGCCCGTCGGCACCGAGCCGGTCGATCATGGCGCGATCGATGTTGATATATTCGTCGATGAAGAAGGTGTCTTCTTCGCGAAGGTTGAAGTCACCGAGCGCCTGGCCGCCGGCTTCATTCATGCCGCGGAATCCGACTGACGGCAGCGAGCCGATATCCATGAACGCGCGCTTGCCGCGATCGGCCGGCAGCACCATCATGGCGTTCATCACGTCCGAGGCCGCGACCATGTTCTCGACGAACGTTCGGGTCGGATCGCCGGTTGAAAGCGATTGCGCATAGGTGATGAAGTTCACCGGCGTGGTGATCGTGGTAGTGATGCTGACCATTTAAGTCTCCCTAGCCGGTTCGACGTTGGCGTGCGAGGTCTTGCGCATGACGGCGCTGTTCGAACGTCATGCCCTCATAGCCGGCAATGACGGTTGGATCATTCTGCGTGCGGCCCCCGCCGTTGAACGGCGCCATGCCCTGCGACGTGGCCTTCTGCATGATGGTTTCGAACGCCTCGACGGTGGATGCCATCGGCGCCATTTCGAGCACCTTGATCATCGCGGCGGCCTTGTCGCCGGCCATCGCGGCGAGCCATTGCGTGATGGCCGTGATGCGGGCGGGCGCGTTGACGCCGAGCTTGGCGAGCTGATCAGCCTTGGCGGTCGCGAAGTGCTGTGCTTCGCCGACACGCACCGCGGCGATCAGATCAAGCCCCTTCGTAAAGGCGGCCTGATCGAGCCCGTGATCGAGCGCAAACTGACGATACTGCCCGACCATCGGGTCTTTCTCGTCAAGCTTGAATTCGAGGCCCTGCGGCGGCTTGAAGTCGGGCGAGAGGCCGAACTTGTAATCCTCGGGCTTGGTGGGAAGAGTGAGCTTGCGGGAATCCTGCGCGGCCTTGAAGGCGACGTGATCGCGGACGTATTGGCCGAATGTTTCCTTGGGCGCGGAAGTCGCCGGGTCCCAATGCGCCTCGGGAATGTATTCAGGTCGCGCGATCTGGGTGGGTGTCGAAGCCGGGGACGGTGGTGTCGTCGGTGATGCGGCGGCCGGCACCACGGGTGCGGGTGACGGCGACGGGGCCGGGGCGGGAGAAGGCGACGGCGTCGCTACTGGGGGCGTCGGCACTGTTTCGGGAGGCACGTTCGTCAATTCCCTCTTGCATCCTGGCCATCAAATCGTGCGCGAGAGAGCGCCGCCCTTCCAGCATCCACAACGCACCGCTATCCGTGGTCAGACCGAGCCGTTGCACCTCCCGTTGCAGCCAGCGATAAAGCAGCAGCCCGTCGCCGGTCAGGCTGATCCGGGCAATGGCGTTGGCCATGTCCTCGTCTTTGATCATTGCGGCGAGCTCACTGCGGCGCCTCCCGGCGCTTCCTGGCCTTGCGGACGCTGGCGGCCGGCGACCAGTTGCGAAATCTGCGCGACCGCCTGCTGCACTTCTTCCGGCGCGCGGAACTTGAGCATGGTCACCCGCATCTTCTGCAGGATCGCTTCCATCGTGGCCTTGCCGTCGATCTGCACCTTGAATTCCTCGGGGAACGCGCCGCCGAGAATCTGGATGGCCTTGACCGCCATGCCGACTTCCTGCTGCTCGGCCGCCGCCTGGGCCGGGTTGCGCGGCTGCAGGCTCACGCCGACACCGTCGACCTTCAATTCCGGAATCGTCTTGTTCTTCTCCAGGAGGTACTGGAACCGGAGAAAGATTTTGGCCGGGACCTCGCGCCAGAACGGCAACCCTGGTGTCCCGATGCGGCGCTGCGCGCGCGCGATCTCATCGAGCCATTGACCGAGCGTTGGCGGGGTGTCGCCGGTCTGTTTTGGGAAGTCGATGAAGAACAGCCGCCGCAGCCGATGCTCTTTCTGCTCATATTGATAGACACCGGCGTCGGGCGGTCCTGGATTGTAGATCGGCTTAATGGCGCCTTCCGTACCCGGGCGGATCGGGTAGGCCATGCCGGATTCCAGCCCCTGCTCGACCGCGGCGAATGAATCATCCGGGAAGCCGATCGGTGGGGCGACGTGCTTCTCGACATTCTCGATCAGCATGGCTTCGAGTTCGTCGATCTGGCGCAGGCTGGGCAGGCCTTGGATCAGCGGACCGAGACCCCAGGGCCAATCGGCGCTTGGATTCCAGCGTCCGACATTGAGCGGGCAGCAGCCGCAACCCTTGAGTTCGACGTCGTGCACGAGCTTGTCGCCGACATAGACGACGTGCTGCCACCATTCATCATCGAATTTTTGCCACAACCGCCAGAATCCGAAACGGACCTCGGTATCCTCGTTCGGCTTTTCGGTCACCACCTTGGCTGTTTCGGGCAGTGTGGCTTCGATCTTCGCCCAAATATCTTCGCCGACGATCTCGCGCACATAGCCGTTGCGCGTGTATCTGATTGCAAAGCGATCATCGATCTCACCATAAGGACCGAGGTTGCATTCCAGTTCGCGCAACGGGATGGCCCAGCAGGTGATCGGCTGCGAGGGATGCGGCTGTTCGATCCACAGCCCGACGGTGCCGATCGCCAAATCCGGATAGAACGACTTGGTGAGTTCGGGATAAAGATTGCTGGCCTTCATGGCCGAGAAGATTTTCTGGTCGCCCTTGCGGACGTCGTCGGAGACTTTCTGCCAGGCGTCGTCGGAGAGGAACATGCCGGGACCGCGCTCGCACCACGGCTGGCCCTCGGGCATATAAGTGTTGACCACCTCGGTGACGAATTCCTGCGCCAGGTCGAAACCCAGATCGGTGTTGAGCTCGACCTCGTCGTGCAGATGGGTCTTGGGCTGCTTGGTTTCGGAGGTGACGTTGCGCATGCGGTGCGGTGCGGTGAAGAAATAGCACTCGCGGAAATCAATCACCCAATTGGCTTTTTGCACCCGGCACGCCTTGAGCCGCCTGATGCCCTGCTGCTCAAGCGTGGTTTCATCCATACGCCTGCCTCGTGACCGCGGGCGGCGCGGTGGGCGCTTGTTGCCCCTGCGCCACGGTCAACAGGCTGCCATAGCGCGCCATGATCGAGGCGGTATCGATCTTGAGGCCGTCCTGTATCGCCAGGATGTCCTGCTGCTTGGTCTGCTCCATCAACTGATCGTAGCGAGGATCAGGCTTTGGAACTTCGTAACTCGGCAATCCCATGTGCGCCCTCGAACGGCTGACCGCCATTTCTCAGGCAAAACCGATAGAAGGCATCGGGACGCAGCGAAACGCACCTCAACCCCAGCAATCTCTTGATCGCGGGAACGCAGAAGCCGAACAGGGGAAAACCCTGCCGCGCGGGGGCGACGCGCATGCGAATGAGATCGGCGTCGGCAATCCAGGATGCGATCATGGCGTTCGCCGACTCGCCATCGGCCGCCACTATAATGTCGGTGCCGCTGAGTTTCGGATCGAAGAATACCCAGACGTGGAGATAGGGCACATAGGCGTAGGCGCGGACATGCTTATAAGTGCCGAGCGCCAGAAAGGCAGCCCAGCGTGTCGCCGCGCGCTTGTTGAATACGACGGTCCAGATCGCCGGCTGACAGATGAGAGGGCCGGTCGAGATGGTGATCATTCACCGTCGTCTGGATTGATGATGTTGACCGCGTGCTCGTCCAATTGCAGGGAGACACGGCCCGCGCCATCCACCGCAATACGTCGCGGCAGCGGTTTTGCGCTCGGAGCATCCAGCGGGCATGAAAAGAATTCGCCTCGCGCAAGGATTACCGGATCGGCAAATCCTCTGGTTGAGACGTGCACCGTCCCATCTGCTTTTTTATCCAAACTGAGCCAATAGTCGGTGGTTTGCATCTTTGTCCTCATGCTGATATTCGCCGCATCGTTCGCCGCTTCATCACTTGCGCCGGCCGCAGTGAGCCGAGCGGGGCGCGGCCCGTCATCCGCCGGCCTTCACCTTGACCCATTATGAGATATTCAAGCCCCTCGCATACGTGGCTGTAGCGGTTCTTGCACGGCTTGAGGACGCCGTCGTTGTCCTTCTCGTTGAAATACCGTCCGGCCATGCCGACCTTGAGCGTGCGGCAGAACGGCGAGATGAGAAAGCACGGCTTGCCGTCATACATGCGGGTGAGGATCGAATCCACCGCCTCGACCCGTGGCTCGATCTTGTTCTGCATCAGTTGCGGCGGCCCGCGCACCTTCATGCCGTGGTGCTCGAATATGTCATAGGCCGTGCGATCGTCGACCTGGCTCATGTCGGCGCCCTTCGGATCACCCCAGAACTGGAAGCGCGAAAGATCGTGCTCGGGATAATGCGACGCGATGAACCGCTTGACCTTCTGGGCAAATGTCACCGCGCCCTCGTTCTGTCCGATCAGCTCGAACTGCACCAGGGTGCGATTGTTGATCGACTGCGCGAACACCGCCGCCGGCGAGCGGCCGAAGTCCAGCCCGACATCGACGTCATAGGCCCGGTTCGGCAACAGGATCATCGGCGCAACGTGAACTTCAGACTTGAAGTTTGGCCATACCGGGCTGCCATCGACAACCAGGACCACCCGTACCATAAGTCGAGAGTCGATCCAGGACTTGGTCTTGCCGATGATCTGTTTCGGATAATAGTCGTCGCGAAGATTTGTGACATTTTCCGCTTGCGGATTGACCTCGTAGCCCGTGACCCGCCCGTGCGCGTCCATCTTCTCGAGAAGTGCCGCGGGTTGCAGATGGAATCCCCATTCGTCAGGCCACTTGCCCAAAGCCTCAGAATCCTCCTGGGATAACCCCGGTGGCACGTCCACCATTCCCGCCATGATGGCCAGCCAATGATCTTCATCGGGCGCGTTGGCGTCGCCGAAAACGCCTTGCCACGTCGCGCCCCCCTCGGATTTCGGGGGATAGCGGAGACGGGATTGTGCCTCATCGAAAAGAGACTTATCGATATACTGCAATTCATTGAACACGATCCCCGTATATTCCGTCGATCGCAGCTTGCGCACGTCTTCCGGCTTGTCGAGCGCCAGGAAATCGACCTCCACCGAAATATCGGCCCACCGCAATTTATGCGACGGCGGCACGGACCAGTTCATCCGGCCGTAAATCTGCTCAGGAACCAACTCATTCCAGGTGCGGATCGTCGACCGTTTCAAGTCCGGGTAGGAGTTGCGGACCACCGCCCACCGCGTCTTGCGCAGATTGTCGACAGTCGACGGGCGTTGCTGCTGAGCATGCCTCATCAGGCGGGCAAATAAAGCATGCGTCTTGCCAGATCCCAAGGGTCCGACAATAACATCGACCCCACGATCCGACATTATGAAATCGCACAGCCGCGTCCCCCCAATGACCTGAAACTTGCGGCGGGTATCGGCAGGCGCGGCGGTCATTCCTTCACCGCCTTGATCTTCTCAATCAAAACCAGCCGCACATATTCCGACAACGTCCGCCCGTGCCGCTCAGCCTCAACACTCAATTTCTCCCACAGCACAGGCTCAACCCGCGTCGCAATCACCTCGCTCCGAGAACCACCCGCCAAGTTGCCCTGCCCACGCTGCGCCATGTATGAGATGTAAACACACTCACAACTTGCGTCAATCGCATGGAGCCCACATGTCCGTCCTCGACGCCATCATGATCATCGTCCTCATCGCCCTCTGGCTCATCGTCGCCAGCCCATGGAGCAACCACAACCAATAACCAAATCCCCTCGCGCGTAAACTCAACACCAAAATCCCGAAGTAAAAAAAATCCAGCCAGACAACCACCCAACTGCCTGAAAAATAAGCGGAAAATATAACAGGTATGGGGCGTGGGCAGGTTTCCAGCTAGCAGCCGCGCGTGGGTTTTTCCCCCCACCCCTCGCCTATTGGCGTTGCCCGCTGCTCATGGTGCATGAGCGTTGCCCATTGAATTACTCAATGATATCAACGTTGTCCGCTTTTGGGTGAGAATGCATCAGCTCGGCATCAATCGTTTTGCCTGCAATCGTGGTGCCTGGGGCTGCAATCACCTGGATGACGAAGCCGGCAGTTGCGCCGCGGTCGTGCATGCTCGAATGCGAATCCTCTTGATAATCCAACAGCTTGATGGCGTTGACGGCCGCATTCAGGTTGGTGTCCTGATCGCCAATCGCTTCCAATCGGTGGAGTCGGTGCGCGCGGCCGCTCAGTCGCAGTACCTCAAGCTCTTGCAGATACAACGCGCGGGCTGCAGGCTTCCTGAGTGCAACGTATAGCGTATGCTCGGTAATGCCTGCCCGTTTGGCCGCGTCTGCTCTGCTGAGCCCTTCCCATGCCATGCCGGCGATTGCGATGCGTGTTGTGCGGCCAATTCGTGCGCTTGCAATGTCCTTCTCGTCACGGGTCAGGCGCTTAGGTCGGGGCTGGTAGGCCGGATCGCGGGCCGCGCGCATTGATGCGAGCATGTGGTTACCTCTTGCGGGATGGAATGCGACGGGCGAGCGGACCGACGGCGGATGCGATCTCGCGTTGGTCGACCTTGGAGGCCGGGAGTGCGGCCAGGCCCTTGGCCTTCAGGCGGTGGTTGCGAGCGAGCTTGGATGCGAGGGCTTGGTTACGAGGGAGCCAAGGCGGAGTGATGCGCGGTGTCATGCTGCGCACCGAGGAAGCAAGGGGAGGATGCGCGCGAGGCAAAGGGGGGAGGGGGTCGCGCTACGCGTCGTATAGTCAGAGCATTTTGTCAAGTTGGCCACGTTTTCCTGCCATTTCGCGAATTATCGTTCCACATAGCGGAACAGCATGGCTTTGATCGCGCGCGCTGCAATGCTTCGCGGTGGCTGCTCGTCTGCCCATTTGGCCAGGTTAGCGGCTATATCCGGATCGTATTTGCGCCGTCCGGACAAGCGTTTGCGGCCGTAACGCTGGGCAATCAGTTGGTGCGCGAGTTCCTGGGCGTTCATGCCGCAATGCATGGCGCTGCGTCAGATTCGGTCGCAACGCACCCACATGCTGATTGACCCCATGCGACAATCGGCCGCACACGATTTCGGTTGACTGCGATAAACCGATTTGCGATATAGGCGATGCAAGCCGGGTTGGCGCCCGGTGCAACATGAAAGGACTACTCAAATGAACGCATCATTCAACCGCTACAACATCAAGCGCAATGCCATGCCGTTGACTGAGGATCAGATTCGGCAATACGCCCCATCTATCTTCGCGGCCGAGGCCCATGAAAGCCGATCTGCCCGCTATACCTACATCCCGACTATCGATGTAGTCCGGGGCTTGGTTAAGGAGGGGTTTCACCCGGTATCTGTGCGGCAATCCAACACTCGCGACGTGACGCGCCAGGACTTTACCAAACACATGATCCGGTTCCGTCGCGATGGCGAACAATACGCGGCCGTCGGCGATACCCTGCCCGAGGTTGTGCTGGTCAATTCGCACGATGGGACAAGCTCATACCAGCTCGACGCGGGTCTATTCCGGCTTGTCTGCCTCAATGGCATGGTCGTAAATTCGGGGAGCATTGCCAAGGTCAAGGTGCCGCACAAAGGCGACGTCCTGGGCCAAGTGATCGAAGGCGCATTCGAGGTAATCGACGCCAGCGTGAAGGCATTGGAGGCGCCGCGTGAATGGTCGCAATTGCAGCTGGCAAGGCCTGAAAGTGAGGCGTTTGCAGAGGCAGCCCATACCCTGCGATTTGCCGATACCGAAGGCAACATTGAAACCCCGATCAAGCCG